ACATTGAAACAGAAGCAGGTTCTACTTTTGAAGCTAAGTCTGCAGATAATCCGAATTCGCTTGTAGGAGAAGGTTTAGATTTATTGATTCTTGATGAGGCAGCCAAACAGAAAAAGATAGCTTGGGAGATGTATTTACGACCTACCTTGTCTGATAGAAAAGGAAGAGCTATATTTATAACTACACCAGAAGGATATAATTGGGTTTACGATGCATATGTTAAGGGACAACAAGATCATGAGTGGCTTTCATTCAATAGTCCTTCGTGGGAGAATCAGTTTGCTTATCCTAAAGGAGAAAGGGATGAGGATCTCATTGAGGCTAAAAGAAATATGTCAAGGGAGGTATTTGACCAAGAGTATGGTTCAATGTTTACATCCTTTGCAGGAAGAGTTTATCCTTTTGATAGAAATATTGATATGGGCGAGTTCCCTTATAATCCAAATTACCCTACTTATTGTTCTATTGATTTTGGTTATAGGATGCCTGCTGTGGCATGGTTTCAAGTCTATTATCTTAATGGAGAAGAACATATAAATATTATTGATGAGATAATCCACGACACAAATGTAAAGACAGATACACTTGCTTTAAGAATTAAACAAAAGCATTATAATGTGAAATTATACTATGGAGATCCTGCTGGAAAAGGAGTTCAATCTCAATCAGGTTTGGGAGATACAGAAATTTTTCGTAAGTTTGGCATTAGAATTCGCTCAATAAGAGACAAAGTTAGTACAAATATTATTTCAGGAGTCTCTCATGTAAGAAGTTTCGTTGAAAATGCAAATGGAGAGCGATTCCTACACTTGGATAAGAAATGTGTGGGATTAGCTGTCGATTTTGAGAATTACAGGTATCCAGAACATAAAGAGGGAACGAATATTAAACAAGAACCTATGAAAGATGGCTATCATGACCATGGAATGGACTGCGTTAGATATTTTTTTATCAATAGATTCCCACTTCGATCACATAAAATGAGGTTAAAATCAAGATGAGCTATGCAGAAAACATTATAAGAAGGTCTATCCAGGAATCAAAAGTAGATCAATCTAAGAAAAGAAGAAAGTATATAGAAAAATTAATAAACTACTATACTGGAACAGAAACAAATCAATATATAGCTCAATATTTTAATGCAAAGTCATATCAAGAAGTTCCTCTCTATACAATTAATATTACAAAGAAATTTGTAGATAAAAAATCAAGAATTTATACATTAGCTCCTGATAGAGTTATTGGAAACAAAACTAATACAAAGAAATATACTGATCTTGCTAAAAACAAGAATATTAAAATGAAGCATGTGGAGAGAATGACAAATCTTCTAGGTGTAATGGCTTTAAATGTTTCTTGGAAAGAGTCAGATAATGGTGGTCATTTAGATTATAATCCAATTTATTATTTCGATGCATTTTTTAATGAAGATCCATATAATCCATTTGCAATTATTTATCCAATGTTACATGCTACTGATGATATTCATTTTCTTGAAGATTTGAAATATTGTTATTGGGATAGTAACTATAAGATTATTTATAATCAAGAGGGTAATATTGAAAGCGAAATGAGACATGGCTTAGGTAAATTACCATTTGTTTTTCCTAGAAGTATGGAGCAAATAGATGATTTTTATGGAGAGGGATCTTCAGATGTAGTAGGTGTTAATGAACAAATAAATATTACTTTAACAGAGCTTAAACTTGGTCAAAGATTCCAAATGTTTGGACAACCTTGGGCAAGTGGAGTATATGAAGACGAACCTATTAGCAGAATGGGATCAGATACAATTATTAATCTTCCAGTAGATGGTCGTTTTGGCATTGAGTCTCCCAAGGGCGATATAGCTAAAGTTATCGATTCAATTAAGTTTGAATTAGAATTACTTGCACAATCTAAGCATATGAACATTACTTTCGATAGCAATATGGACAGACCATCTTCTGGACTTGCCTTAATTATAAAAGATTTTGATAGAATAGAGGATTATAATGACACAGTTGAACAATGGAGATTATTTGAGCATGATTTACTTGATTTAGAAAAATCTGTGTTAAAACTTAATGGAATAGATTTACAAGGAGAGTTGCAAGTTGAATTTAAAGAGCCTGAATATCCAAAATCAGTATCAGAAAGAATACAATTGTGGAATTGGATGCTAGAAAGAGGTCATACTACAGATGCACAAATCATGGCAGAAAACAAAAAAGATGTTTCTCTCGATAAAGCTAAAAATATCATCAAGAAGAATAATCTCGAAAACCCACAAGAGGAGGATAATAATGCCCAACAAGAAAGCCAAGGAAAGAAAGCAATTAAGAAAAAAGAGAAACCAAATTCTTAAACAGTATAAAAGGAATAAACGAAAAACTAAAAAATAATGGCTACTTATACAAATATATATCAAGAAACAAGGGGTGGAGCTACTTCTAAAAGCTCAAGGCTTAAGAAAAATTGGAGATCTATTAAAAAGAAAATATTAATGGAAGAGAAAAAAAGATTTAAAGAAGAACTCTCTTTCGCAATATTTCAAAAAATGAAAGCAAGACAATTTAATGAGTGGAAAACTAATGATGGTAAACCTCTTCCAGAATTAGAGAATTCTACAAAAGAGTGGAAAACTATAAATGGATATAAACATGTGAAACTAATGAATACTAAAAATTTAAGAAAAAACTTTACAACAGAATCTGTTAGCACTAAAGGTAATAAAATAAATATATTTAACCCAGCTAAAAATAAAAGAGGTCAAGAATATGCTTATTATTTAAATGAGCCAGATATAAGAAATGGAAAAAGATGGGTTAATCTTGATATTCCAAATGAATGCCTTCCTGGAGGAATTACTAGAAAAAAGTTACTAGAAGGGTTTAAAGCTAGATTAGAAAAAAGATATGCTTTAGAATTATATAAAAAAAGATAAAGGGGGAGTTATGAATAGTGATGAAGAAAAGTTATTAAGAAAAATGATGGAAAAAATAGACCTTTTATCAAAAACAATAGTAGAGGCATATGTTGAAGATATTGATGGTTTGCAAACTATGATACCTGCTAGCAAGATTATAGAAATGGAAGAATTTATGGGATTTAGAATAACCTTAATGGGAATGTCTTAATTTGGTTATTAAATTATATTTAATTAATTTTCGATAATAAAAAAGGAGAATTTTCACATGTTAGATGAAAATACAGCTCAGATGAGCGAACAAGTTCAGGATGAACAAACTACAGTATCAGATGATAATGTTGATTATAAACAGCTTTACTTAGACGAAGTGCAGAATGCAAAAAAACTTCGTAGAAGAGCGCAAGATAGTGAACTAAAAAATCAAGACTTCTTGAAACAGCAGGAAACTGCTAAAATTAAGTCATTGAAGAGTCAAGAAAAGTATAAAGAACTAGCTGACACTCTTCAACAACAATTAAATGATGTTAATCCATATAAAGAAAAATGGGAGTCATTTGAACAATCAAGAAGAGATTCTTTATTAGCAAAGTTGCCAGAAGCTGATCGTGAAAGAATGTCTACAAAAGGTTTAGACACTCTTGAATATATAGTTTCTAAGATTGACGAAGTTAAACCTCCTAATCCTACTGCGAATCCAGGAACTTCTAGAAATATTGATAATAAAAATCTAGATAAGTGGATGACTATGGATAGCTCAGATAGGCATAAGAATTGGGATAACATTGTCGATCATTATAAGAAAAAACAATAATTTCAATTTAAAATAAGAAAGTGATGGTATAAAAATGGCATACGCAGGAGAAACAACTGGTGCTCAGTATCAAACAAGTGCAGCCAATACCTCAGTGGAAAATTTAGTCCCTGAGCTATGGTCTGACATGATATTTGACTACCTACAAAAAAAGTTAATATTTAAAAATGTGGTACAAGACTATTCTGAATTGGTTAGAGATCGTGGAGATGTAATCCATGTGCCAAAATTAATAGCAGGTTCAGGCGCTCAACAAGCAGATTTAGGTAATGCAGGAGATACTTCTGGTTCTACTATAGCAGCTCTACAATGGGATGCAACTAATGAGCTAGAAGCTACAATTACTATAGATCAGCATTGGTATGCATCTAAAATGGTTACTGATCCAGCTAAAGTTCAATCTCAACCTGGATTAATGGAAAAGTATACAATGTCTATAGGATATGATCTTGCTAATAAGATTGATTTGTATATCGCAAGTGTTATTAAAGCAGGTCTTAATACAAACACAGTAACATCATCAACAGCAGACGATGCATTAACATTAGGCGATTTTGCAGATGCTTTTGCTAATCTAAGATCTAAAAATGTAGATCCTGTGGGAGATGGATGTGTTTTATTAGCGAACTATAAAGTTTTTGGGGCATTAATGAATCCTGCAACTACAGCAGGAGCATACATTTCTAAAAATGATGTTGTAGCTGGAGCTAATAATTTAGTTACAGGTCAGGTTCCAACATTATGGGGTGTTCCTGTACTTATGAGTAATAGTATTGGTACTGGAGCAGGCGAAGATGCAGCATATTTATTGCATCCTCATTCATTTGGCTATGCATCATCTATAGCTCCAAGAGTAACTGCACAATATGATATTGATTATCTGTCTACTAAAGTTGTAGCAGATTCATTATTTGGTTGCGCAGCTATTAATGAAGACTATAGTGCTAAAATAGTAAATGCAGGATAATTAGTGCTTATTATAAAACTAGAGGGAGGGCTTTTGCCCTCCTTCTTTTAATCAAGGAGAAAAATGGCAAATAAAGTAAAATTTCAATTCACTGCATCAGTATCTCCAGACTATAAAGCAAAAGGTATTGAACCTTATAGTCCTATAGAAGTTGATGAAAATGAATTTAATAAAATAAAAGATTTTGGATATGCAATTGAAGTATTAGAATCAAAGAAGACTAATAAAAAATCTTCTAAAAAATCTAAATGATAGATGATATTAAGGAAATTGCAGAAGAAGTATTATATAAATTAAATTCTTACACACCTGATGCTTTGGCTCTTGTTATGAGAACAGGAATGGCAGAGTCAGGATATAGACATTTAAGGCAAATGAACGAAGGCCCAGCAATTGGTTTTTGGCAAGTAGAATTAGATACAGCTCAAGATACTTTAGATAACTTTGTGAACTATAGAGAAAGACTAAAAAAAACTTTAATTGGTTTAGGATTAGGGAATGATTTGGAATTCTCTTTATTGTCTAATATAGCCTTGCAAGTTGCATTTTGTAGACTAAAATATATGAGAGATCCAAATCCTATCCCTGATTGGACTGATCTTAGAGAACAAGCTAAGTATTGGAAAAAAGTGTATAACACAGAATTAGGGGCTGGAACTATCGAGCATTTTATGGAGGTTAATAAGAACGATATGTAAAGGAGTTGTATGTCTAAAAAAAATCCAGTAAAAAGAGTAGTAGTAACACCAGATAAGCACTTCCCATTAGCAGATAAACCTGCAATTAAAGTTGTGTGTAAGGCAATAGAATTAGTTAAACCAGATGCATATGTTGATTTAGGAGATGTAGGAGAGTGGCATGGATCATCTCATTGGCAATGGAAAAAGAAAAAAAGACCTCCATTGGAATATCAACTACCTTCTATAGAACAAGATATTATAGATGTAAATAAAGGTATGGATCAGATAGATGAATCTTTAGATAAAGCTAATGTAAAAACCAAATATATGATTGAAGGAAATCATGATGATTGGATGAATAGATTTACTGAGGAACATCCATATTTAGATTATAAATTTAAAAATGTTGTAAAATTAAAGGAAAGGGGCTACAAATTTCAACCAATAGGAAAGTATCTAAAAATAGGAAAGTTATGGTTTTACCATGGTCATCACTTTGCTTCTGTTCATCATACTCGCAACCACCTTATGAAATTGGGGGCAAACATAATGTATGGGCATCATCACGACATTCAACAGTGCTCAGTAACTCACATGGATGGTGTGAAGTCAGCTTGGAGTATAGGGTGTCTAAAGGACATGACAACAGAACAGAATGCTTGGTTAGGAGGAAGGCAACATAATTGGTCTCATTCGTTCGCTATTG